AGGACTCGCCGTCTTCAAGCTTGCCCAAGCGTGAGCCTCTGCCGAACGGCGGGTATATGGACATTGCGTTGGCGGAGGCACTGCCTCCGTTTTTCGCTTCATTGAAACAGTGTAAGGGTGAGTTCGCTGGTCAAGGTTTGACGCTTCAACCGTGGCAGTTTGACCAGGTGATCAAGCCGTTGTTCTGCGCCAAGCGTGCTGATGGGTTGCGTCAGTACAGGAAGGCGTTCCTGGCGTTGCCACGCAAGGCCGGCAAGACCACGCTGGCAGCCGCCATCAGTCTCTACTGCCTGCTGGTGGATGATGAACCGGGTGGCGAGATCGTGTGCGCGGCGGCGGATACCAGCCAGGCATCCATCGCCTTCAGCATCGCCAAGGAGATGGTTCTACAAAACCCGACCTATTCCAAGTGGTGCCGGGTGTTCAGGCGGGAGATCATCAACAAGCGGAACGGTTCCGTGTTCAAGGTGATCTCCAGTGAGGCCAACACAAAACACGGTTTCAGCCTGTCCGCCGCGGTGGTCGATGAGGTACATGCGCACAAGGACAGCGAACTGATTGATGTGCTTTCCACCTCGGTGGGATCTCGTCGGCAAAGCCTGCTCACATTCATCACCACCGCAGGCTACGACAGGACGAGTCCTTGTTATTCGATGTGGAAGTATGCTGAGAGCGTGCGTGATGGGAACGTGTCTGATCCCACCTTCTTGCCGCTGATCTATTCCCTCGGTCCTGATGAAGACTGGCGCCTGCCTGAGAACTGGCGGAAGGCCAACCCGGGGATGGGAATCACCATCAAGGAGGATTACCTGGAGGCGGCGTGCAATGAGGCGAAGGCCAACCCGCTGAAGGAGAATGTGTTCAGGCAACTGCACCTGAACCAATGGACAGAAGGATCAGCCACCTTCATCACTCAAGAGAAGTGGAAAGCCTGCGTGGCGCAGCGACCCAGTGAAGAGGATCTAATCAGTTCCCCGTGCTACATGGGCTTGGACCTGTCGAGTGTGTCTGACATCACCGCCATCACGCTGGCGTTTTCCCTGCCAAACGGGAAGGTGTGGCTGGAGCCGTTTGGTTTTGTGCCGCGTGAAACCATTCGCATGAGGGAAAAACGCAGCTTGGCACGGTATGACGCATACGCCAGGGACGGATTCCTTGAGGTCACCGAGGGGGAGGTAATCGATTTCTCCAAGGTGAAGGCGAAGATATTCGAGCTGGCCGAGAAGTATTCCATCCGTGAAGTCACTGTGGACCGCTGGAACGCAGCACAACTGTCACAAGAACTTCAAGAGGCTGGCTTGGATGTGGTCGGTTTCGGCCAAGGCTTCTATTCGATGAGTCCTGCCACCAAGCTATGGGAGGCATCCATCCTGTCCAAACGCATCCAGCACGGTGATCACCCAGTGATGAACTGGTGCGTGGCCAACTGCGTGGTGGAAAAGGATCCAGCCGGGAACATCAAGCTGTCCAAGGCGAAGTCGACCGAGCGCATCGACCTTGCTGTGGCTGGGGTGATGGCACTGGCTCGGTTGGACTTCCACGAGGCGGCGAATGATTCGAGCTATGCCGGGATCACCGTGATCTAATTCAAGTCAATATCCAGAAAACGAAAATCCTTCCTCGCCTCGTAACCTCTGACAGTTCCATGCTCCCGCTATAAACGGGAGCATGGCACCACTCCTTCAATCAGCGCAAAGCTGGATAGCCGGCATTTTCCGCAGGTCCCACCCCAAGGGGAGCCTCTGGCGCACTGTCGGCTACAACTTATCCGATCCCGGCACCGCCAGCATTCTCGGCCACACTGGCGGCATCTCCCCTCACGAAGCGGTCACCATCTCGGCAGTCCATTGCTGCGTCAGCCTGATCTCCAACACCATCGCCGGTCTTCCACTGTTCCTGTACCGATCATCCGGTGAAGGCCGAGCCAGAGCCACCGATCATCCACTCTTCGACCTGCTCCACGCTTTCCCCAACGGTGAGATGGGAGCCGTGGACTTCCGGTCCACCCTGCTGAATGACGCACTGCTCTATGGCAATGGTTTCGCCGAGATTGAGCGATACGCCAATGGGTCAGTGCGTGCGTTGTGGTGGTTGCCAGCGCAGTATGTCACCGCTCAACGAGATTCCGATGGCGCGATCTGGTACACCTTTGCGGCAGGCACAGAGGACCAGACGCACCTACCAGCACGGAACTGCTTGCACATCCGCACGGGTCCGCTGGATGAAAACGGCATCATGGCGGTGTCGGTCCTGACTAGGGCGGCGTCCAGCCTTGGCCTGAACCTTTCAGCCGAAGGCGTGGCGCAGGCGATGATGGACCAAGGCATCAAGTCCGCTGGTGTGCTCCAGCATCCTGGACGATTGAGCGCTGAAGCGGTTGACCGGTTGAGATCCGATTTCACCCGCGTCCACTCCGGCACCGAGAATGCCGGGAAGGTGATCGTCCTTGAGAACGGGATGACCTTCAACCCGGTCCAGACCACCGCCACCGACAACCAGTTCCTTGAACAACGCCAGTACGCTGTGCGTGAGGTGGCGCGTTGGTTCCATGTGCCACTCAGCAAGTTGAAGGCGATTGACTCCCCCGGCTTCAAGACTATCGACAGCGAGCAGCAGCAGTTCCTGACGGACTGTCTCCAGCCAATCCTGATACGCATCGAGCAGGAAGTGATGCTCAAGTGCTTGTCCACCGTGGAGCGCAGAACGCACAAGGTGGAGCACGACCTGAACGGGTTGCTGCGTGCCAACATTGAGCGACGGGTGCAGGCGATGGCGGTGGCTCGCAACTGGGGATGGCTCTCGGCCAATGACTGCCGCAAGTTGGAAGGCCTCGATCCTATCGGTCCTGAAGGTGATCAGTACCTTCAACCGCTCAACATGCAGCCTCTCGGCAAGGGTGTGGGTGCCAGGGCTCCAGCCGGGGAATCTCCGGTTATTGACTCCTCCTTCTCGGATGTCGATGTGTCGGAGACGGATACCGAGAGCGGATTGCAGCCGGCAATGCTGGACATGTCCGCACAGACTCCAGATGTCCAGCCTCAACCGCAGCAAGATGTGCAAGCTGCTGCGCTTAATGGCGCTCAGGTCACCGCGCTTGTCGATCTGGCGCTCAAGGTTGCCGGCGGATTGCTGCCAAAGTCTGCCGCTATCGCCATTGCGAAGGCCGCATTCCCGTTGGTTGGCGATGCCACCATTGCCGCGATATTCGGAAACATCAAGGAACTATCACCGGAAGAGATGGCCGCAGGAGCAGCGGCTTCATCCGGCAAGGCCCCCCCGGCGCCGGTTGCCACAAATTCCGGCACATCCACCCCGCCGGCAGGCTCCGGCGTCGGGGGCTGACAGGAGCATCACATGGAACGCAGACTTTCCAGACTCACCGGCGTTGATCAGGAAGCAAAGACCTTGCGAGGTCTAGCCGCTGTGTACAACAGCGACAGTGAAGACCTTGGTGGCTTCATCGAGCGGATTGCTCCTGGTGCGTTCAAGCGTTCCATGGACTCCGCGCAAGATGTCAGGGCGTTCTGGAGCCATGACAGCCGGCTGCTCCTTGGAAGGCGATCCAACGGCACCTTGCGCCTGAACGAGACCAGCCAAGGCCTTGAGGTGGAGATCGATCTCCCCGACACAGGATTCGCCAGGGATCTGGCGGAACTCACTCGCCGTGGTGACCTCGACCAAATGAGCTTCGGCTTCACTCTGCCATCACATTCCAGCGATTCATGGGAGCCACATGAATCCAATCCAAGGCTGAAGCGCCGCACGATTCATGACTTGGTGCTGCATGAGGTCAGCGTTGTGTCCGTGCCAGCCTACCCGGAGACCAGCGTGGCCATCCGGTCCATGCAGGAGCATCGCAAGCTTCAAGACACGGATGCTCTGAGCATCATGTTGGCGTTGCGAACGCTGACAGTTCGGCGCGTCAGATAGGCTTTGTAACAAGTTGAATTTCAACTGGGAGGTTTCACATGGATGATCAGATTGAGAAAAGACTCCGGACGCTGTTGTCCGTGGTCGAGACTAGGGAACTAACTCCGGAAGAGAGGTCTGAATTGGACGAATTGAAAGCTGGCTTGAGTGATGTGAACGAGC